CGGATGCAGCGGCGTTGCGATACGACCAAACACAGTCATGTTCAACGAGAAGGTATCGCCGGGGAGAGCCTCGTCCACATAGATCGGGACGAGCCAGCCGGCATCAAAGGTCGTCTTATGACCATGAGACCGGTCGAAGGACGAGCGTTGTATCTCCGCCTTCGGAACTTGACTAAACATGTGATGCATGACAGAACGCATTTTCTTCTCTCCAGCAAAGGGACTAGCACCATGCCAGCCACCAAAGTTGACCTACCGAAGGCCGTCATTAAGAAAGCCTTGGAGCATCAGATTGCCATTATGAGCCGGGGCCTCGACAACGAGATTAATCCCGGCATCAAACAGCTTAAGCAGAAGGACATTACAGCCATCCGGGTCGCTATCGACGGGATGGAAGAGCTTAAGTAACGAAAAGGGGGGCGAAAGCCCCCCTAATCATTTGGGTTGATCCTCACCGGCGTGAAGCATCTCAATAGTAGCCGGGGTCAAAAGTCCAGTCTGGTCGTCGAAGCTCCCCACCAGAAACATCTGATAATCCCGAGGATGCTTTGACAGAGTGGTCGACTGATCGCTCAGGGCATCGAGAAAACTTCTCACAGCTTCCCCTTTGCTCCGGAAGTACATGGGAGGGGAGAAGGCACCAACCTTGCTGTCCATTATAGCGCACACAAGGAGCGTACTCATGTGATCCTGTTCCTTTTGGCAAATGTCTCACGTTTCAACTCCGTAAAGCGTTCACGAACTTTCCGACGAGCAGGGGTATTGTCGGACTTACCCATGAGAGCACGTAACCGACGCTCTTTCTTTATCGTCTCCATACGAGCCGGGTCAATAGGGCCAAACTTAGTATCGTAGTAGCGAGGAATACGCACCTCGCGACCGCGAATGATAACGTTATCGTGCTGGTAAGCTTCCTGATAGTACCGATCAAAGTACGTCTTCCCGAGACCTGGGCGTCTCGACATTGTCTGAAACTCAGGTTCTCTAGCTCCGTAGTGAGCAGCAGCACGTTTGCCTGTAACTTTCTTAACAACATATCCCGCAACGTATGCACAGCTTTCAAACTCCACATCACCAATCAAACAATCGCCATGAGACCACAGAGCATCTAGCTCCGCACTGGCATATAATCTCTTCTCGCCAGACATTTTGTGATACCGCATATCCTCGAAGGAGGTATTCAACAATAGCACGTGGTAATGAGGCCGTAGCGTTGTCTCGCCATATTCTCCACACGCTAAGAAGCGCAGTCCCTGCGGTCGGACCTTTCGAAGACGTTTCATAAACAACTGTAATTCCCTCTTTACCAAAGAGGCACCATCCGAAGTCTTGGTCAGAGCCTCGTTGCGGTAGGTAAGGGTACAGAACGCACTTTCGTTGTGCATTCGTTTCTCGTGCATTGCACGAGTAGCCCATTCTGCGGCCTTTGCTAGACGGCAGCCGATACACTGGCCACATGGAACCTCCAGAGGCACGCCAGAATGAGATTGATCCTTCCGAAAAACAATAGACCGCAAACCCGAAGGGTTCACGGTCTTAGAGTAGTAACCGATCAGAGGGCCGTAACAGGCCATGATCTACAACCGGATGCCACCACGCATCACAGTACGAGCACCCGGGGTGTTCTTGTAATGAGTCTTGGCAGCATGCCGAGAGAAATGTCGCTCGGATGTACCTCGCTTCATAGAGTGACGTTTTGACATAAGCAAAACTCCCGTGACACAGCCGTTGATTCGGCTTGGTGTCACTCCACACAGTTGTATCAAGGAACCAACTGTGTCAACGGGCGATCGGCACCGGGTGCCGATCGCCCGGAGAAGCCCTACTTGGGCTTAACGGACGGGTCTGGAGGCGGGTTTACCACCTCGACCTTCATGGGGAGAGGCTCCTCCGGCAGCGGCTTGGCGAGCTTCCATTCCCGCATCTTGTCGATGTTCGCCTCATCCTGGGCGAACTTCACAAACTCGACCGGATCGTTGTCGAACTCTTTGCGAACCGTAGCCGGCAAGCTCATGAAGGCCCGCTTGGCCTCTTCAAGGTACGTAAGAGATGCCTGCAGATCGGGCACGTCCGATACGTCGAGATAGGCAGGCTCTTGCGAGTTGAAGTGAGAGAACTGCCCGCTTTTCTCGTAGCGGGCGAGAAGCACGTTGATATCGCAGTCGTCAGCAAACTCCTGCCGTGTACGTCCGTCATGGGAACAATCGAGCCCTTTGTGCTCATGCACGACATACATTGACCGAATAGGGACACCATCGGAGTTTGTACCTTGCGTGTCAGGACCTTCCATAGCTTTCTCCTAGTACGGGCGAGAGATCATGCCCATAAACTGTCGGGCCGTACTCACGACAGGGGCAACGTCACCGGCGACGATATTAGCCGTCCGGGTAGCAGCGTAGAGCTTGGGGTTATTTTCCATAAAACGGCGGTCGACGTCAGCAGTAAGACCAGCACGTTGTTCCTGCTTTAGCCTCTGCTGGAGGATTTGACCTTCAACAGCAGCGTTCTGCGCTTGTTGATGGGCTAGCTGCGTTTCCTTTGTACGCTTCTCCTCATCCTGATGAGTGAGAGAAGTAGCCGCTTTGATCTGATCAATAGTCGGCTTCAGCTTTTCATATTCGACCGCCGAAGAGACAGCAGACTGAAGTAGATTAGATACAGGGGCGGCGTGGGCAGCAGCAGCAGTAGAGCCAGACGCCGCGCCGGCGCTTGCGGCGCCTGCTGACGCGGCGCCGCTCGCGCCGGCGTGTCCGCCCCCGCCAGAGATCGAGCCCGACGATCCTCCTGGCGTTGAGGCTCCACCTTGAGCATAAGCAAGAATAGGATTGAGACCTGCAGCTTTCATATCGGCCATCGAGCGTTGATAGGCCGTCGAAGACATCATTTGCTGGAAGTCACGATTTTTTTGGGCCTCGACGGTGTTATACGCTTGGGCCTTATTCTGCAGGTACTCAGTCACAGAGTTAGCAGATTGAGCTTGGTCAGCAGAGAAGTCACGAGCTTTAGCGGCTTCCATCGCGTTAAATTGGCGCGCCTTTTCAGCTTCGGCAGAATTGAAGTCACGGGTAATAGCAGATTGGCCAGCAGACCAGTCGCGTTGTATTTGAGATTGTTGCGCGTTGAATGCATTGGCCTCTTGTTGCCGTTCTTGAGCAGCAGAGTTTTGCATAGCAGTGCCGAAGACATTGAGCGCGCCGCCGATGAAGCCATTAAACAGACCATCGAGAAGTGACATATGAGGAGCTTTCGTAAGAGGGTCACCGATGAAGGGGTGGGCGTACGAGGTCTGCCGACCTCGTACACCGCGCTTCGCGCGACTTAGAAATGGTCGATAAGACCCGGGACACCATACACAGGCATCGGACGAGCACACCGCAATTGAAAATAGGTGTCCATAATGAAGTGAGGTTCAGAAGGGACAGCGATCACTCGGTCAATAGGTGGATCGTCTTGGATAAAGGTAGACCCGAGGGTAGGTAGCGAAGTGAAATTCTGGGCCAAGTGCCACGTGTCCAGTGGTTGAGTGGCGTTGGACCGAAATAGTCCGGTGATGATAGAGGGCTTGTAGCGGTACTCAGCGTAACGCTCTTGATACCCGAAGGTGAGATTGTCATTAGCATCAGCTTTGGCATAGATTTCCTTATTCAACACAGATTGCTCACCGAGGTGAGACAGAGCAGGCCAGTAGAAATCAAATCTCGTCTGGCGCGAGAACATGCGGTTAAGGCCTTGCTGATAGTTCAGATCAGCACGAGCAGACACGAGACCGATGATTACACCATGCTCGGTGAAAGACTTGGTGAAACCAATACCCCCCATGGAAACTGTTCCCATCGCAGCCAGGTTGCCTTGCGGCGTCGGCTGGGTGGCGGTGGACGAGGTTTGCGCGATGGGATTGACGTTGATCGGCGAGGAACCGCCTCCTAGGAATTCAGGCCGTTGCAGCCTGGCATCGGGCGACGTCACGCCGAAGTGGGCCTGAATGATTTCCGTGTACCGCGTGCCACCACGAGCATCGCGCTCGTACATCCGCTGAATTTGGAACGCCTGACGCAGTTGGTTGATGGTGGCAGCGGTGGCCGTCGACAGGTCAGCGTACAGGTTCGACGGGTAGGTCGTGCCCGA